GCAGGCTCGTTCGCCGCACGGGAGGGTTCATGTCCCGCTCTGGCGGCAAGGCGGCGTTCGCTCGTTGGGAGCAGGAGCAGACCAAGAAGCACGGTCAGCCGATCAGCGAGTTCACCGCCAAGATCGGGCGCGACTTCTGGAAGATCGAAGTGAGTGAACAGGCGGGTGGCGCGGTCTTCGCGAGGCTGTACTTGTGGGATGACCTGCGGGGCTTCATCGCGATGGGGCATTCCTCTCGCCTACAGGAACTCCAGAACCGCGCTGAAACCCTTTCGCGGAACAAGGAGTCTCGCGGCGTTGCGAAGATTGAGCGCATCGCGAACTACTCCCGCGACGGCGGCAAGGCGCGGTTCGCGAACTTGGTAACGGAGGCGCAGAGCCTTTCGTCGGAACTTGATCGCGACACGCAAACCATCACGGATCGCAGGTCGGCAAAGAAGGATCGCGCAATCCTTGCCGAACTTGTGAAGGCATATCTTGCGGGCGACTATTCGAGAACGGCGAACCGATGGAGCGCGTTGTCGATGGGGTCGCGAGTCACGGCACAAGGGCAGGACATCAAGCGACGCTTGGAATGGTCGGGATATCACTTCTCCCGCGACGGCGGCAAGGCGCAGTTCGGGTTGGAGAGGTCGATCAGCATCATGCTTTCGGATGCGAAGATCCCTGATAGCGCGTTCGATTGGAGAGGTGGATCCCTGATCGTGGATCCCGAATACCACGACCGCATTGTCGAGGTTCTTAAGGGATACATCCCCTCGGAGTTGAAGAGCCTGCCCCGCATCCGCAAGGAGCAGATGTCCCGCTCTGGCGGAAAGGCGAGGTTCTCCGATCCCATCGCGAACAAGATCGCGCTCCTGATGGACGAGGGCAAGGACCGCGATCAGGCGGTCGCGATCGCGACCGACATGAAGAAGCGCGGAGAACTCTGACCTATGGCGAAGCGCAAGCCCGCAGCGAACCCGAACGCGCTCCAGAACGGGCTGAAGCCCGACGAGCGTCCGATCGTCCCCCCGCCTCCACCGATGGAGCGGGGGATCGCTGCGCCGCTTGCGATGCCCGTCGAGGTGCAGCGGTCGTTCTTTACGACCGCCGACAAACTCCTGCGGAATAGCAGCATCGCGTACAGGCTGAACCCGCAGTATCAGCGGATGATGCGGGCGGACGCGGACATTGAGGGAGTACTTCGATCCCTTCAGGTCACGCTCGCATCGCTTGAGTGGGCGATCGTCTGCACCGACGAGGAGAGCGAGCGCGGGCAGGAACTCGCGCAGAGGATCACCGAGATCTTCGACGCGATGCCGCGACGGATCGACTTCGTGCGTGCGATGCATGAGGCGGTCTGGTACGGAAACGCCGCGTGCAATCTGGTCTACGAGCGCGACTCGCGCCTCGGCGTGCGCGTGAAGGAGTGGATCCCGTTCCACCCCGACACGCTTCAGTACGACCAGTACGGCAACCTCGCGATGAGCGTGGGCGCGGCGTACACGGCGGAACCGCCCGCCGCCGTAAACATCGGCTTCAACTCGCAGGTCCACTTGTTCGGAGAGGACGAGCGCAAGGCGATCGTCCTGCACCGCGTCTTCGTGACCGCGCCCGAGTTCAACGATTGGAACTCGACCGAGACGATCTATCGCGGTGTCGGAGCGCGTGACATCTGTTGGTTCATGTGGCTCGCGAAGCAGGAGATCCTTCAGGACGCGATCACCTACGCCGAGCGTTACGCGATGGGTATCCGCGTCGGCTACTACCCGCTCGGGCAGGACGCGGGTCGCGGCATGATGGAGACTGTCCTCGCGAACCTCACGAACGACAACTCCGTCCTCCTGCCGCAGAGCGGGACGGATAAGATCTACGACATCGACATCAAGGAGCCGAACGCGGGTCGCGCACAGGTATTCATGGAACTGGTGAACTGGTTCTCGGGGAAACTTAAGGAAGCGATCCTCGGGCAGAGCCTCTCGTCCGAGGCAGCGTCAACAGGGCTCGGTTCGGGGGTAGCGTCCCTGCACGCTGACACGCTATCCCGCATCATCCGCTACCACGCCGACGCGCTCGCGGACAGCCTCACCTGCGATTTCGTGCGCGTCGTCGCACAGATGCTCGGCGCGAGCGCGGAGGAGGCTTCGTGTCTGCGGTTTGAGTTCGCCCCCGAGCGTCCCGATCCGAAGGAGCGTTTGGAGGCGATCAAGTCGTTCATCGAAATCGGCGGCACGGTCGCGGAGAGCGAAGTGCGCGACCTCCTCGGACTCGCAGAGCCGAGCGAGGGAGAGCGCGTTCTCTCGGGCGCGACGAGCGGAGCCGCTACCCCCTCGGGCGGGGACGCGGACCCCGTCGCGAACTGGCTCTCGCAGGGAGGCGAGCCGCCCGAGGGGGAGCAGCCTCCCGCCGACGCTCCCAAGGCGTTCAGCCGCCGATCGTGGTGGGCGTGACGCATGGCAGCGAGTTCCGATGCGCTCATCGCCAAGGTCGCCCGCGAAGGCGCGGAGGCGTACCGCAGAGCCGTCGCGGCGCAGGTAGAGGGCGACGACCCCGATTCGTACTGGAGGGCGTGGGAGAGCCTTACGGCGGCTCTGCTGCTGTCGTCGTGGGCGAGCGGCGCGGTCGCGACGCTGCGGCAGGCAGGCGTGGACCTCGCAGCCGTGCAGGATCCCCCCGTGGCGGCGTTCGCTCGCGAGACTCCTCTGGATGATGTGGTCGCCGTGTTTCGCGGCGGGCCGTCTCGCGAGGTCGTCAAGCGATATATCAGACTGATGCCTCTCACCCGAGAGAAATGGGAAGCCCTCATCGCGCACGCGCAGCAGGCGGCGCGGGAGATGGCAACCGACGAGCAGGCGAATGCGCTCGCGAAGATCGCCGAGCGCAGCCCCGATCTCGCAGCCCTGATCCGATCGGCCCCCGCGCCCGAGGTCGCCGAACTGCCCGAGGAGGTGCAGGTGCGGCGGACCCCCGCCGTGCAGGCGGCGGTGCAGGGGACATTCTTTGCGACGGGCATGACGCAGCAGCAGGTCGAGCAGACCCGCAAACTGCTCGCGAAAGTCATCCGACAGGATGTCACCGTGTCCGTCGCGGGCAAGCGTCTAGAGACGCTCGGAGTCGGCGACTTCGTGGAGCAGGCGACGCTTCAGACAGGGACCGACCTCACCTCGGCTCGCCTTGAGACGGTGTACCGAACCAATGTCAACCGCGCACAGACGCAGGGGCGGCTCGACATCGTGCGAGACGAAACCGTGCAGGCGTTCGTTCCGCTCATGCGGTTCGACGCGACGCGGGACAAGCGCACGCGAGAGACGCATCGCCTGATGGACGGCTATGTCGCCACGGTCGCGCAGATCGACAGCATGGGAATCGCGACCCCGCTCGGGTTCAACTGCCGATGTGCGTGGTCGCCGATCTCCATCGCGAAGGCGATCCGCGCAGGCTTCGCAGACGAGGATGGCAACATCGACTACGACGCGATCAAACGGCACAACGGAGCGCGGCAAAATCTGATTGACAAAGGGCTTGTACCCGACACGGGGTTCATAAGCGGTTGATAGGATTCCCGCATGGCCGACGCACGAATCGCGACACTCGACCGCCCCCTTGAGATCGTCCAGATCTCGGGAGTCTCTGCTGCCTTCTCGGATCTCGTTCCGACCACGACCAAGCCTACGGCGGGACTGCTATACGACGCAACGAGCAGCGCGACGGGCGGTCTTGTCTCGGACCCCTCGCTGCTGTTCGTTACTCCGTTCAGCAGCGCGGCGAGCGGAACGGGCATTGCGATGCGGCTCACGGGATGGAAGTCGTTCACGAACTTGAGCGGCACGGTCTACTGGATGCCGACGACGCTGTTCCATGCGACGCTGGCATTCCGATCTGGATCGCCGATCCCGTCATTCGCTCCACAGAGCGGGCAGTCGCGGAATCTCTTCAACGGCATCACGCCGACCGCTATCTCTCCGTCTTACAGCACCTTCAATCCCGCCGTACTTGCATCGACTAACGCTCTCGCCGCGAGCGCGGTCATCGACCCTATCGGCTCGCGTCTCGTCACCGCGCAGTTCACAGGATCGGGAAGCCCAACGATGGGCGTTCTCTGGCACACGACATGACGCTGATCCGATTCCCGCGATACAACCGATGCGCGACTCGCCTAGCGGGCGCGTATCGCATCGCGGGATACAAGACAAACCAGTTCCCTGCGGATTGGTACGGCGGATCGGCGGCGAACTCAACCGTCCGTGCGACCAACTACTTCTCATGGGATGAAGCGACGCAGGACGAGTCGCTCGCCGCGTGGGAAAACTACGATTGGCTCGTCAACCCTGTAGACACAATCGTTGTGATCGCGGGAACGAGCAGCCCCACCCTCACCATCAACCGAAACGGCATCCCCGCTACCTATACGATCGGGAACCCCTTCACCGTATATCCAAACGATGTCTTGCGGTTTAGCATCTTCCCGCCAAATGAGACTGGAACTGGAACGGTCTATCTGCTCGCGGGAGTGACGGCGTTCGGGGCGGCTCGGTTCTATTCGTACACATCCGATGGGGGCGGTGCGCCGCGCCCTCCCGCACCCTGACGACAACCATGACGAACCCATCGCACCGCATCACCGATAACGGAGACAAGGTCGTGATTCACGACCTTGAGGTGTTCTGCGCCTACGACCCGTCTATCGACGGCGACAGCGACTCGGAACTGCGCGATTTCGACAACGAGCGAGTGCAGAAGATCGTCGCATCGACCAACCGATACATGGAGAAGGGTTCGTTCCCGCGTCTTGTCGTCATGCATGAGAAGGACGGGAACGAGCCGAAGTCAAGCGTCGGGCGGTTCACGAAGATCGCGTATCAGGATCGCGAAGGCGTGGGTTACATCGTCGGAGACTGCGAGGTCGAGCGAAGCGCGTGGGAGCGGCTTCTCGCGAGCAATGCGTTCCCCCGCCGAAGCGCGGAGATCTGGCAGGAACACAACCATCTGTCGGAGGTCGCGCTCCTCGGTCGCGAGACTCCGCGCAGACCGCTACCCGACACGAACTTCACCCGCAAGGGTGAACTCGTTTCATTCGCACGGAACCTCCGCTTCGACATGGGAACGGTCGGGGGCGGTCTTTCGACTTTCGTTCCCACAGCACAGAAGGGCAAGCCCATGAACGACGATCTCCGCGAGGAAATGTCGAAGATGAAGGCAGAGATGGATGAGATGCGCGAGGAGTTCAAGAAGCGTTTCGCCGACGACGACGAGATGATGGACGACGAACTTCTCGCCGAGCGCGAGGAGAACGAAGACGAGAAGGAGGAGATGGAAGCCGACGACTTCCTTGTCTCGCAGTTCGCCGAGGAGGAGGGCGAGGGCGATGGCATTCACATCGACATCGACTCCCACGGCGAGGAGGAGGAGGAGGAGGAGGAGGTTCCGATGATGCGCTACTCGCGTCGTGGGAACGCCGACACATTCGCGATGCGTCGCGAGAACGCCCGCATGGCGCGTGAACTCGCCGAGATCAAGGCGGAACTCGCCGCCGAGAAGTTCTCGCGGGAGATCGACGCGATGGAGGCGGACGGATACCGCATCCCCGCCGCGCATCGTCCGCGCCTCATCGCGGAACTCGCGTCGTCGCGCAACCCCGAGGATCTGATCGATTCGTGGCGCGAACTCTTCGCCCGCGACCCGATGGGCGTTCGCATCGACATGAGCCGTGCCGCGACTCCTCGCGGCGATCTCTCCAAGGAAGAAATCTCGGCGATGGTCCGCGAGTACGCGGGCAAGCCCGAGGAGTTCGCAAAGGCAATCGCCGCTCGCAACAGCAAGCGTCGCTAAACAGAAGGGAACCACGCAATGTCTGACATGGGATTCACCCCTCCGCTCACCGCTACGGGCAACATCAACCCGTTCTCGTTCGTCAAGATCGTCTCGACCGAGCCGTTCTCGGGTGCGGCCTGCGCTGACCAGACCGACTATCCAGTCGGCGTGACCGATGGATCGGTCTACCAGTTCGGCGCGACTTACAACGCCGTCGATGGGACTCGCATCTCGCTTCAGCCGTCGAACACCGTTCAGGTCAAGGCGGGCGGCACGATCGCGGCGGGCGACTACCTTGAGAGCGACGCAAACGGCGCAGCCGTCACCGCAGGCGGCGCGACCGCCGTCTCTGCGTACATCGCTCTTGAGGCGGGAGCCTCTGGAAACATCATCCGCGCTTGGCGGTTCGGCTATCGCGGCCCCGTCTTCGCTTGACCCCTGACTGAAGGAAGGAAACGCACATGGCATTCACTACTGTCGGCGGGGGTCTTTCGACCTACATCCCCACGACCAACGACATCGCGACGGGTGCGCTTCAGGTGGAGTTCACCCGCAGCGTCAACTCGTTCGCGCTCTCTCGCTACGCGACTCTCGTCCCCGTCACCAAGATGCAGGGTTACTATTTGCGTCAGGATGTCGCGGACAACGCTCGCGTCACCTCCGCGAACGAGTACGCATGGGGACTCGGCACCGATCGCCCCGCAGGGAAGCAGAACAACTTTGAGTTCGTGTCCTACACGACCGAGCGGTTCGCGTTCCCGTTCTACATCCCGCAGGAGACTGCGAATCAGGCGGCGTGGGACACCGTCGCGCAGCACGCTCGCAGCCGCGCACAGTTGGCGATGACTCGCCGCACCTCGGCGGCGGCGACCGCGCTCGCGACCACGGCGAACTGGGGCGTGACGAACTACACGACTGCGGCGGGGTCGAACGGCCCTGTGGGCAGCGCGTATGTCGGCACGGGCGCGTGGGTCGGCTCTGCCGCTGGCGACGGCTACATTCAGCAGACGATTCAGCAGGTTCTCCAGATCGTCGGCAAGACGACGGCGGGCGCGGTTTCCCCCTCGCAACTGATCATGGTGATCTCGCCGACCGTCGCGAACTACATCTCGCAGGCTCCCGAGGTCAAGGAGTATGTCAAGTACATGGCGCAGAGCGTGTCGTTCCTTCAGGGGACCGACACCTTCTCGCGATGGGGCATCCCCTCGACCCTCTTCGGCCTCGGCGATGTCGTCGTTGACGACTCGGTCGTCGTGACGAGCAAGCAGGGCGCGACCGTCTCGTCGTCGTATGTCCTCGGAAACGGCGCGTACTTCGTGTCGCGTCCTGCGGGTCTGGTCGGCGTGGAGGGCGCGAACTCGTTCAGCACTCTCCAGATCTTCGCCTACGAGGACATGACGGTCGAGCAGTTCAACGATCCGCTCAACCGCCGCATCGAAGGTCGCGTGATCGACAACTCGGTCGCGGCGGTCGTCGCGCCCGTCTCGGGCTTCGCCGTCCTTGATGTGACCGCCTGATCTGGCGACTCTCTCAACCCCACGGGGGGGAGGGGGCAACCCCTCTCCCCCGATTCATAGGAGTGCGTGATGGCGGTCTACGCGGACTACAACGACATCATCCACTCGCTTGACGAGAACATCATTGAGCAGTTGTGCAGCGATACGGGAATCGCTGAAGCCCTGCCGAACGACATCACGACGGCGGCTCTAGAGCGAGGGAGCGGCATGGTCCGCGCCTACTGCCGCGTCGGCAACATCTACACCGACGCAGACCTCACCGCTCTTGCGGCGGCGGACGATCCGCTCCTGATCGCGATCGTGGTCGATCTCGCCGCCGAGTTCCTGTTCCAGAGGCGCGGCACGAAGATCACCCCCGCGATCGAACAGCGCGTCAAGCAGGCGTATTCGTACCTTGAAGCCCTGCGCGACGGGAAGATGCTGTTCGGCGATGTCGAGCGCAACGCGACGGCGGGAACTCCGAGCGTCGTCGCCGTCCCCGTGCAGAACCTCTACTACTACAACGAGGCGAGCAACAGCCCGTTCTTCCCGCCTAGGCTTCCCAACACCTACCCCGCATGAAGCCTTGGTCGCAACAGGTCCGCGAGGCTCTACGATCCGACGCGGTTCGCCTCGGCATCGCGCAGATCGCGACCGAGTGGATGTCCGACCACATCCGCCAGAACATCGGGCGCGGAAGCGGCGGGAACCCCGAGAAGCACAAGCCCCTGAAAAGCCTGTCAAGCGACTTCTGGACGCAGCGCAAGCCGAAGGGCGCGGTCGTCCTCGGCAAGCGGCAGCGGGTCGTAGAGGCATTGGTAACGCAGTACCGATCGCCCACGGGTGAATGGAGTCTCCGCAAGCCCAAGGGCGGTTCGGTAGAGACACGCAAAGTCATGGCAACGAAGCGCGTGACCGAGTATCGGATCGCGGCTTCGTCCTATCGCAACGGCGGTCAGCCGCTCCGAGACACGGGCAGTCTCGCCCGCAGCCTCGGCGCGACTTGCTCGGGGTTTGGCAACTCGCGATTGAAGATCCGAATGCGCGGCAACAAGTACGGCGCGTATCAGGATCGCGGATTCACGACGCGAGGACCGAACTACATCCCGCTCTCCCGCAAGGGAGCGCGGGACCACGGCACGGGGCAGAACCCGAACGCCGAGGGTCTTCTCAAGGGCAAGGACTACCTCATGGCGTGGAAGGGCGTTACGGTTCCCGCAAGACCGTTCATCCTCCCGACGCGAGAGGATATGATCGACTTCGGGCGAAGCGTTTATCTAGGGCTTCGTCAGGTTCTCCTACGCAGGAGCAGGTGATGGCAACGACGATTCAGGTAGCAGGCCCAACGACGATCTCGGTCGAGGTGACAGGAGGATCCGTGGCGGTCCTCGGCTACAGCGACAACGACAACCTCCCGAGCATCCAGTTTCAGGACACGCAACACGATGTCCGCACCGTTCTCTCGGGTCAGATTCCCGAGGAGATCGTTCTCACGGGAACGATGGCGCGGATCTCGCTCGCGCTCGTCAAGTGGGACGAGGATGTGCTGAACACGATTTTGTTGAGTCAGCGCGGGACATCCGCAGCGAACAACCCTGTCGGACGCAGGCTCGTCTCAAACAACGCGACATTCGCGCTGACGATTGAAGGCGATGACGGCAGCACTTATGTGTTCGGAACCTGCTACCTACAGCCTGACGGCGTGGGAGATTCGCAATGGGGCAACCGCGAGCGAGTCCTTACGCTCGCGCTCAACGCGATTACGACTGCGGGAACTAATCTCTACACCTACACGGCGGCGGCAGAATAATGATCGAACTCAACGACGACGACGACACGATGCTGTTCGCCGTGACGATCCCAACGGGTCGTCTGGTGATTCAGTACATGGAGACGCTCACCGCGCTTCAGGAGGACATCGGGCTGAAGGAGCAGCCCACGGTCGCGCAGATCGCCGCCGCCATTCGGCGGTCGAGCCGCACGCCAGATGTCGCGAAGGACGCGACGGACGCTCACCTGATCGCCGCTTGGCAGCGAATGACGACGCGAGTGCAAGCAGCGGGAAACGGATAAGGGCATCCGCTCGGTTCCTCGCGACCTACGGGCGGATGCCGCAGGAGTTCGATCAGGAGACTGCAATGGGACTCTTCGCGAACATCCCGACGATAGAGGCGCAGCGTTCCTTGGAGTTTGCACGCGGGATTGCCATCGCGCTCGGAGACGAGCGTCAGGCGGCGCAAGCAGCGTTTCAGGTCACGGGGAGCGCGAGACTTGCCCGCGACATTGAGATCGCCGCCCTGCGGCAGAAGGCTCTGAAGTCGCATGGCTAACACGGCGGACATCCTGAACATCATCCGTGCGGACCTGATCACATGGATGGAAGAAGAAGGGTACGGGACCAATGTCTATCTCGCCGAGGCGAAGATTGACGAGGCGATTGGTCCCTACGCGATCCAGTTGATCGCGGGTTCCGAGTCGTCGGTTCATCCGCAGAGCGGCGTGGGGATGATCCGAGCGAATCTGGATGTGGTCATCTGGTGGCGCGGGCTTCTCGACTACGCGGGTCGCGGAGACTATCGCATCGCAGGGACCGAGGGGATTGAACAGTTCGTCGCCGCGCTCCGCACGCATCTGACACAGACCAGATACAACGGAATGCTCGTCGCGCTCCTGTTCCGCTCGGGCGGCACGCTTGAAGCCGAGCCAGAGATGGACGGGTGGCTGACGATGCGCGACTCCTACGACTACTGCTACGAAATGACTTGGGGATCGTGATGCAAGACCTCGGCGCGATCAACATCAACATCCGCGAGATGGGCAGGGTTGGCGGCGCGGGCGGCGCAAGCGGCGGCGGGGGTAGCGTTGGAGGCGGACCCCGTATCCCGATCCCCTCTGGCGGTGGCGGCGGATCCTCTCCGACTCCTCCTCGCGCACCTGCGGCGGGGCAGACCGCGTCATCGAACACGATGGCGATGCTTCAGAAGTTCTTCGGCGGCGTTGAGACGGGCAGCGCGATCAAGTCCGAAGCACTCGGATTCATCACCTCCCCCTCCGCGTCTGGCCTCGCGGGGATGCTCTCGTCAAGTGGAGCGACGGGAGGCACAATCGCGGCATTGGGTGCTGCTGCTGCTCCGCTCGTTATCGTCGCGGGAGGGCTTCTCGTCGTCGGCGCGGCTCTGTACGCCACTTGGAAGATGCTCGGGAAGGCGAGCGAAATCGTTCTGCGCCGACTTGAGGACATCGGTCGTTTCTCGGGCGCGATCACAGCAGCGCAGGCAGGCGAGTACATCGCGAAGTTCAACCGCGATCTTCGCGAGGCGGCGGTCAACGGATTGGCGTTCGCAAGGGTGCAGCGAGAGGCGACGCTTGCGGCGGACGCGCAATCCGCCGTCACTCTGGAGATCAACAAACTCCTCGCGCCGATGGCGATCCTCTATCAGAAGATCGTCAAGACTCTTTACCAAGCGTTACTGCCGATGGCGAAGTTCATCGGGATGTTGGGCGAGGCGGCGATGAATCTTGACAGGATGACCGAGCAGGCGTTTGGATCGGGCCTATTCGACCTGATCGCGACGGGCGTGGTCAGCGTCATCAAGGGCGCGTTGATCGGCCTCATGGGTCCAACAGGCACGGCCATCGCTGCATTCGGGTCGGAGATCTTGGAGGGCATCAAGCAGATCCTCATGTGGCTCGGCCTCATCAGCGCAAACACGAAGCCCGCTACAACGATGGGGGTCAACGATTGGTTCCTCGCAGATGTGCAGGCGATTACCCGCCGCTCCTACGGCGGCATCGGTGACGGGCGCAAGCCCAATCCGTAAACCGATAGGGATAGGGTCTTTCCATGTCTACCACGCTCGTCATCACGACCGCCTGCGAAGTCGACTACAACCTGCTGCACACGAATATCGACTCCTACCGTTCGGAGGTCATATTCGCCGCTGACGGGATCACCCCGATCGGCTTGCGCGTTTCCATCTCTGGCTCGGCGATGATGGTCGATACGAACTGGGGGACGCTGCGCGACGAGATTCGTTTGAGCGCGGGAAAGATTGAGAGCGCGATACTCGGCATCGACGGCGCGAATCTGATTGATGTCCGCAGGACGACTAGCCTGAAGGGTGCGCCTACGGCGACCATCACGGGCAACGCCGTGCATGGGACGGGTCTTGCGCTAATCAACTTTGAGATTACCGACGAGACTAGCGAGTGCGGTCAGCCCGTTGTCGCGCATACATGGACGCAGGAGATGCGGCTCGACGCGGCGGGTCGCGCAACGCGAACCGTTCACGGGCAGATCGTCATTAACCGACGATCCACCAACACCGACTACACGCCCGCCACGACTCCAACTACATGGGGGAGCACAGGAGCGTATGCGGATCTCTTCCGACGAGCGTTCATCCCGCAGCCCCCGAGCGAGGGTTGGCGGCGAGAGTCGCAGCAGTTCGCATACAGCGAGGCGAGCAATGTGCTGCTGTATCAACTTGTCGATGTGCAGCACGCCTACGACCTGCCAGACGGCGTTCGCGTCGGCGACATGGAGTTCAGCATTGAGCGCACGGCTCGCGAGGCGGGCATCGCGAATGCGACATTCACCTGCGATCTTGAGGGCGACCTGTCGCTCAAGCAGGCGG